ACGAGCCATTAAAAAAAGCTTATGATTATAAATATTTAGAAAGTATTAATCCTAAATTAAAGAATGAAGCTGAAGTTATAAAACATTTAGATGAACATGGCATTCAAGTAGAATTGGCTAAGCACGAATTAGGATTAGATAAGACTTTAAGAGGATTGAAAAATGAAAAATTCATAGATGCTGTAGCTGCAAAAACTAAAGGTGGCGAGGAAATAGCTAGAGCTGAATTAGAAGCATTAAAAGTAAAGCATGGTGTAACTAAACCTATAATGGATATAGCTCAAAAGTTTATGACTATTCCTGAAAAAAGATTAAGAAGAGATGCTTATTTAGCTCATTATATAAAAGCTTGGGAAAGATTTGGTGGAACTATTAAGAATCCAGATAGTCCTATATTAATAGAAATAGCTAAAAAGGGTGTAAAAGCAACACAATTCCTTTATTCTGCACCATTTAGACCAGCATTTGCTCGTTCTGCCTTAGGAAAGATTATGACAAGATTCCAGCTATGG